GAACCTAGCAATGCCGTTCGCAGAGGACTCGTACACCGGCAACGGCTCCACTAAGGAGTTCAACATCTCCTTTGCGTACATCGAAGAGAGTCACATCAAAGTGGCTCTCGACGAGGTTGCTACGACGGCATTTACGGTCGACACGTCGACCAGCCCTAAGAAGGTGGTGATGAACACGTTGGCGTCAGAGACGTCGACACAAACCACTACGGGCGCACCTAAATCTGGCGTTGCTGTGGTGGTGTTTCGCGACACCCCTCTCAACAACGCCCTGGTCGACTACACCGACGGGTCGACACTGATTGCAGACGACCTTGATAAGTCAAACCAACAGTTCTTGTTCTTGCTGCAGGAGCAGGACGACGAGCAAGCGGCAAACATCCAGTCGACGATTGCTGGCCAAGACGCACAGAACAAAAAGATCATCAACGTTGCGGACCCAACTGCAGCGCAGCACGCGGCCACTAAGAACTACGTTGATACCAACTTCCAGCCGCTCGACGCTGAGCTGACAGAGCTGGCGACCATGTCGTCTGGCACCGCCAGCGCACTGGCAGATCTGACTCAGGCAGAAACACAGATTCTGGACGGCGCAACTGTCACTACGTCAGAGCTAAACACCCTTGATGGGATTACTGCGTCTACAGCTGAGCTAAACAAGCTTGACGGAGTTACTGCCAGCACCACAGAACTCAACAAGCTGGACGGCGTCACGTCGACCACTGCAGAGCTGAACATTCTCGATGGTGTTACGGCTACTGCTGCAGAAATCAACACGCTGGATGGCATCACTGCCAACACAGCAGAGCTGAACAAGCTTGATGGTGTCACAGCATCAACGGCTGAAATCAACAAGCTGGACGGCTTGACGCCTACAACCGCAGAGCTGAACTTCGTTGACGGCGTTACTTCTGCAATTCAGAACCAAATCAATGGCAAGCAGCCGCTTGATGCTGAGCTGACAGAGCTGGCCACGATGCCAGCAACCACTGCATCTGCTCTTGCTGATCTGACTCAGGCAGAAGTGCAAGTGCTCGATGGCGCCACGCTCAGCACTACAGAGCTGAACAAGCTGGATGGCGTCACGTCCACCACGTCAGAACTCAACATTCTTGATGGCGTTACTGCTAACGCCACTGAGCTAAACGTCACTGACGGCCTGACCGCATCTACGTCAGAGCTGAACCAGCTGGATGGCAAGACGATTAGCAGCACGCTGACACCTGCTAACACAAACGACATTCCCACCAGTTCAGCAGTCAACACGTTTGTGTCTGGCTTGCTCAACGCCCTGGGCGGCTTCGTCGCCATTCCAAACGAGACCAGCTTCCCGACAACCAACCCTGACCCCAGCGACAACGCTGGCACAGTGGTGTCGATTGCTGATGCAGGTGGCGTTGTAGTTGATGCTAGCGGCGTAAGCACAACTGGCCGCACAACCGGCAACGTCACAGTCACAATCACTGGCTTCCCCAGCAGCCTGCAAAGCAGCACGCTGGCCGCCGGCCTGGGCTTGCAGGTGCAGACCACCAGCACGCTCAACACTTACACCTATCACAAACTTATCGCCAAAGAGACTGACATCACTCAGCTCAGCGATGACATCAATGATTTTCAAGCTCGCTATCGCGTATCAGACAATGCGCCGACTACAGATTTAGACGAAGGCGATCTTTGGTACGACAAGACTGCCAACAAGATGAAGGTGTACGACACCAGCACTTCTGCGTGGAAGGAAGTGCAGTCCGTCGGCAACTTCTTTATCAACACGCTGTCCTCGTCAAGCGGCACAGGCGGTGGATCTGCCACGTTCAACGGCAGCGCCTATCGGTTTACTCTTAGCAACGCTGGCGCCAACGCCCAGCAAATGCTGGTGAGCGTCAACGGTGTAATTCAAAAGCCAAACAGCGGCACCAGCCAGCCGTCTGAAGGCTTTGCGATTCAAAACAACGACATCATTTTTGCTGCTGCGCCTGCATCTGGTGCGAGCCATTTCATCGTCACCCTTGGCTCGACGGTCAACATTGGCCAACCCAGCAACAACACGGTCGACACGTCAGAGCTAGTTGATGGCGCTGTCACTAACGCCAAGGTCAGCAGCAGCGCAGCCATTGCGTCGTCCAAGCTGGCTAAACCTATTGACTTTGCTGACAACGAAGCGGCACGGTTTGGCACTGGCAACGATTTAGCGATTTATCACGATGGAAATACCCACTTTCAAAATGAAACAGGTGGTTTTTATATAGACCAAAAAGCTAATGACAATGATATTCACTTAAGATCTGACGATAGCGCCGGAGGTCTTACCACTTATGTGCTGTGTGATGGCAGTGAAGGTCAAGTAAAACTTTACTATTACGCAGCTCAAAAATTTACTACTAAGTCAGACGGTATCGACGTAACCGGCGAGGTTCAATGCGACAGCCTAGATGTTGATGGAGTTGCCAGGATTAGTAGTAACGTCGGCATTGGAACTGATTCAGTTACTACGCAAGGAAAGCTATATATTGTTGCGGATTCTGGTAATTCTAATGATGTAAAAATTGGCCTTAGCCCCACTAATTCGTCAGGCGGAACGAACCCAATAGCGCAAGTTGCCGCAGCTGCTAATGGTACGTATGGCTCTGACCTGTATTTCACAACCAGAACAACCAGTGGAACTCTTGCTGAGCGATTGCGTATAAAAGCCGATGGCCGTGTAGGCGTGGGGCAACCTACTCCCTCTCATAAGTTTGATTTGTATGGTGGTTCGGATAGCACTATTGCAAATTTTGAGTCAAGCGGTAGCGATGTATATATTAGATTCAAAAACAATACTGGAGGCAATGGATACATTGGCTATGAAGGCGGTGATATTACTGTCTGGGCGGCAAATGCTGCCAATAGCACTAGCCAAAGAATTGCACGTTTTGATTCAGATGGACTTAAGTTTGGCAACGACACAGCTGCTGCAAACGCTCTTGACGATTATGAAGAGGGTACCTGGTCGGCAACACTTACTGCAATTAATGCAACCACAAAATCAGTAACAGGCGAATACACAAAAATTGGCAACGTCGTGTTTATTAACGGCTTTGTGCACATTGCAGGATCTTCTGGTGGCTCCGGGAATGTCAATTTCTCACTCCCGTTTTCGCCCGACACAACAACTACCGAAAAATATGGCATGCAAATAACGAGAAATCAAATCAACACAGCATTTACCTTTGTTGCTCCTTACAACGGTGCGCAGGCCGCTTTCTTTTATCAGGCAAACATGGCAGCAATGAACGCAGGGAATGTAAGCAATGGAGTCATCGCTTTTAACGGTTCATACATTACGAACACTTAATTTGATGCAACAAGCCCGCAATGGCTTAAAACTACGCCTAAACCTGTTTCGTCTGGAGGACGTTCCTAATGGCTATTACAAAAAGGCTTGAATACAAAGAAGAGATTCTGCCTAATAAGGTCATCCAAATCCGCACCACCACTGTGGTTGAGGAGGATGGCGTTGAGCTGGCACGCAACCACCACCGTCACGCTGTTGCCCCTGGCGACGACGTGAGCGGCGAGGCCCAGGAGGTGCAAGACATTGCAGCAGCCTTGTGGACGGCCGAGGTAATCTCTGCCTATCAGGCCAGCCTGCCCTCTACTCCTGGTGAATGACCATGGCACTTACACAAGTTGACGGCGGCGACGGCCTCAAAAAACCTGCTGACTTTGCTGACAATGAAAAGGCTCGGTTCGGCACTGGCAATGACCTAGAGATTTACCACGACGGAACTGATACCTTCTTAAAAAACGTTCAAGGCGATTTAATTGCTCAAACAGTTTCACCTGGCGATGACGTAATTCTCAGGGCTCATGATGATGTAATTATTCAAACTGGCGGATCTGACAACGCTATTATTTGCAATAACGATGCCGATGTATCGCTTTATTATAATACAAATAAAAAACTTGAAACCACAAATGCTGGAATACTTGTAAATGATAATGTTGATTTTTCTTCCTCTACAGGAAGAATTAGATGGCCAGAACATTCAAATACTGCTTCCAGAACGTGGGATCTTATTGGAGAGCAAGGTGCATATGGCAGATTGGAACTTAAGTATGGGGGAGCAGATGGAGCAACTCCAGATGAAATATCATGGAGAGCAAATGCTAACGGTGCAGTAGAACTTTACTATGACGGCAACAAGAAATTATCAACCAAATCCGACGGCATTGACGTAACCGGCGAAGTCCAATGCGACAGCTTGGATGTCGATGGAAACGCGCACTTTAGCGGTGGGGCAGACACTACAGTTACTCTTGAAGGGACAAATGATGTACTTTTGCATCTTAAAGCTGACACTGACGATAATGGTGAAAACGGCAACCCTGAAATTAAATTTACTCAGGATGGCACTCAACACGTTCTAAGCGTTGGCGTAAACGGCGAGACTGGCAATCAGTTTACTGGAGCTGTTTCAAACAATGGTTATATTCATATAGCTGACGGACACGTTGGTACTTGTGGCCTTGACCTTGCAACTAACAACACACGTCGTTTAACGCTAAATAGTGCCGGCCATCTTTTCCCGGCATCTGACAACACTTATGATTTAGGCAAATCCAACGCCAAATTCCGCAACGTCTATTCAGAAAATTTTGCTGGCAGCGGTGGTCTTCAATCAGTTCAAGTGTTTACCGCTAACGGCACCTGGACTAAGCCTTCCGGGGTTACCAAAGTAAGAGTCACTGTCACAGGCGGTGGCGGTGGCGGTGGAGCCGGCACTCAAAGCTGGAACACAGGACAAGGTGGTGGCGCTGGCGGCACTGCTATCGAAGTTATTGATGTTTCCTCTGTTAGCTCTGTTTCCGTAACTGTTGGCAGCGGCGGCGCTGGAGCTACTGGTCACACACAAAACTCCGGTAGCGCTAACGGCAGCAACGGCGGCACGTCTTCGTTTGGAAGCTACTGCTCTGCTACTGGCGGATCAGGCGGCGACGAAGGCTGGGGCGACTTTCAAGATCTTGGCAACGGCGGCTCTGGCTCAGGAGGAAACATCAACCTAAATGGTGGTGACGCTGTCTCTAAAGGTGGCGGTAACGCCGATGACCAAGCCACTGCTTCTCTGGGCGGCGCTTCTTATTGGGGAGGTGGCGGCAAAGGGGGCGGCCGTGGAAATGATGGTTTAGGTGATGCTAACAATGGTCAAGCTTATGGCTCTGGCGGAGGCGGCGGTGCTGCTGGAGATGGGTCGTATCATGACGGCCATCAGGGCAAAGGCGGTATTGTTTATGTGGAGGAGTTTGCGTAATGAAAGCACTTGTTCTAAACGGCAAAGTCGTTGAGCTTGCTGAAACTGAGTTTGAGGTTCACTCAGACTTGGTTTGGGTTGATGCGACGAGTGAAGCAGAAGTTGGCGGCACTTGGGACGGCACATCGTTTGGCCCGCGTGACACCAGAACTGACGAGCAAAAACTTGCATCTGACTGGAGCTGTTTTCGCAATGAGCGCAATAAACGCCTGCGGGAAACTGATTGGTGGGCATTGTCAGACGTCACAATGACTGACGAGGAGCGCAATTACAGAGAAGCTCTCAGAGATCTGCCAGCCAACACAAGTGACCCTAGAAACCCTGTATGGCCGACTAAACCAACCTAAGGTCTGCGTGTTTTCTTCCGATAATCATGAAGCGTCTCCTGATTGCTGCTTCTGTCGTCGCCACGGCGTTTGCATTGGGCAGCCCGTCTGCGAAGGCAGAGGGCAAAATGTATGCGAACCCCGAGTTCGTGACCGGCTTCAGCGGCAGCAGCGGCAGCGGCAGCAGCCTTGACCTGCACGTTGGCTACAAGGACGGCCCCTTCTTCATCCAGGCTGGCCCTGCCATGAGCAACGACACCACTAACACCGACTGGGGCTGGTCAGGCAAGGCTGGCGTCAGCGGCCAGGTCGACGACCAGACCAACCTCTACGCCGAGGTGGGCTTCAGCAAGTTCGACGGTTCTGACACCGGCAGCTACGTCAAGA